TTAAACCCCTTCGGGCTTTTGAGTTTCCAAGGGAACTCCGTCTTAGCCGAACCGCGCGTCGCGATCCAGCCGCCGAACCGACCGCAAGCGCGGAAAACCTCCTCCGACCTATCGCCCGCGTCGACGAAAACAAATAGGTTCGCGACCTCCCATTTCTCGCGGAATTGGGCGACCTCCTCCCAACTTGTAACGAACGACCAGGCGAGGAGGCGGGACGCGCCGGAGGTTGCCCAGGAACGGACGAGGCAATAAAAGCCGTTGCGCTGGACATCGACCGTAAGGAACCGGAGCCGGATTTGATTCGGGTCCGCGGGGTCGAACTTGTCGACGAGAACCCGGGTTTTAGTGTCAACCCCTCCCTCGGAATCCCAGGCCTCGCCCATTCGGTAGTCGGAGGCCTTGAAGTCGGATTGATAGTTCGCGACCTCGTCTTGATAAAACCTAGCTTGTTCCTTTTGAATGAAAATCTTTCGCGGGATCGGGTCGGCCTTGGTTTCCCATTCAATCGACGCGCGCGCCCATTTCTCCGCGAGGTATCCCCAGGGGCGACCGACCAGCGCGTTCCAGGTAAAGCCGACATTTTCCGGAGCCGCGTTTCCGTTCTTAGGGATATAAACCCCGGACTCGTTCAATTGATAGCGGGTCGCGTCGGAATCTTCGAGGAGGCCTCCGCAAGATTGGCACGAATAGCGCGTCCCGAACCTAATCGCCTTATAGTCGAACCCCTCGTCGTTCCGGCAATTGTCGGGAAGGGTTATCCCTTTCCAATCCCAGGGTTGGACCGTCCGACACCGTGGGCAGGAAAACGACCAGGCTCGGCAATCGGTCGTTAACCAAAGGGTTTCAAACTCGTCCCCGGCCTCGCCCCCTTGCGACGCGACGACGGTTTTAGCGAGGTGCTTAAACGCGTTCGTTCGGGCCATAGCCTCCGCGAGGTTGCCGCGCTTAACCTTATAGGCCTCGTCGATAAATAGCCACCGGACCGACTTCGATTGCAAGGGGTTGTCTGACTTCGCGCCGTCGACCCAGACTTGCGCGCCGTTAACGACGAAGCTTCCCCAGGTCCGCGACCGCGGCGGCGGCATTAGTCCGGCGAGATCGGAGTTCTCGGGCCATAGGCGGAGCAAGCGGGATTCGGACCAAACCCGCGCGGCTTGTTCCGTATGCGTAAGGTAGAACATCGGCCCCGGGTATTTCGCTAGGGCGACGGCTCCGGCTAGTTCCATCGTTAGAGACTTCGCCAACTGAACCGCGGCGAGGATCGCGATAACCCGCTTTTCGGGGTCGAAGATTGTTTCGAGGGGTTCGCGAATCCAAGGGGTTTCCGCGACGCGGAATCGCCCGGTATTAGGGGAATAGGGGACCGCGTTTTGCGTCCGTTCCAGGTATTCGACGACGGAGGTAAGGTCGTCCGGCGCGAGGGTTTGCCGGAGCAATCGTTCGAACGAAATCCCCGCGTCCGGTTCCTCTCGAAAAAGGAGGTTCATTTTTAACCGTTTGGAATCCCCGAGTCGTCGAGGGTCGGGTCGTCGGCCTCGCCGTCGTCGTCGGGGTGAGGAATCGTCCCCTCGACCTCGACGGCCTCCGGGTCGTCGGGGAGAGTGATCGCGCCGAAATCCTCCCCGGTCAAACTAACCAGGGCGGCGGCGGCAAGGTCCGAGGCCTTGCGCTGGATATCAATCCGCCGTTGCCGAAAGACTTTCAAAGCTAGGCCGGGGTTCGCCGGGTTAGCCTGGGGGGAAATCTCAACCTCCGCGCGTTCCCATTCCGCGATTAGAAAGGCGAAAACCTTTCGGAACCGTTCGACCGCGGTTGCCTTTTGAATGAGGGTCCGCGACGCAATCAACTCCGCCCGGGCCTCGCGCCTAAGTTTCGCGTAAGTGTTAACCGCCTTATCGAGGGTGTCCGACGCGGCCTTGACCTTTTGCGGCCCGACATTCCCGCGGATCGCGCGGGCGAGGTTGTTTCGGGCGACGGTGACAATCCGGAGTTGATATTCGACGAGGGTTTCGAGGGAGCCGGGGTCGGCGTTCCCCTGGGCGGGTCCGGCCTCGGCCTCCGGCTCCGGGTCGGCGGGGGCGGACGCGGGGGCCGCGCCGGATTCCGCGGCGCGCTTATTCGCCCAGGCCGCGGCGGACGGCGAACGACCGTCCCGCCAAGCTTCGGCGGCTTCGACCGAATCCAAAGGCAAACCCTCCTTGATTAGTTGAGTAATGCGCGAGGGGTTAACATTCCAGCGACGCGCGAGGTCGATAGGTCGGACGGTCATTCGAGGGAATCCGCGTCGAGTTCAAAGCCGCATTTCGGACAGGTCCGCGGGCCGTCGGACTCCCCCTTGCCGTCGTCGCCGTCCGGCAACTCCTCCTCCTCCGCGGCAAGGGCGGCGATTTCGTCGTCGGTAAAACCCGCGGCCTCGACCAGGTCCGGCGCGATCTCGCGGACGGCTTCGAGTTCGGAAAGGAGAAGGTCGTCGTTCCATTCCGCCAACTCCGCGAGGCGGTTGTCGGCGAGAATGTAGGCGCGCGCTTCGTCGTCGGACAAATGGGGAACGACGATCGCGGGGACCGACCTTAACCCGGCTTGAATCGCCGCGTAGGTCCGACCGTGTCCGGCGAGGAGCCGACCGTCGGGCCGAACGATTACCGGGTTAACAAACCCGAACTTCCGGATTGAGGCGACCAAGCGGGCGACCTGGTCGGGCGAGTGAACCCGTGCGTTCCTCTCGTCGGGGATTAGGTCGGCAAGGGGCCATTCGGGGACGAACCTCGCGTCGGCGGTCCGGATTCCCTCCCCCCCTCCCTCCCCTGGGGAGTTCGGCGACGGCTTAGGCTTCGGGTTTTCCATTTGAGAAAAGCGGGGTTTTTAGGGGTTTTTCGTTTTGGCGACCCTATACCCACGAAAAATGCAGGGGGTGCGGGTTTCGGCTATCGCCCGGTCGTCCCGGGGGGGAAAGAGATTCCTTAGCCACCCCCCTTGAATCGGGCGGATTAGCCGTTTCCCGGCCTTAACGCGGTCGGGTTGACCATTCGGAGCCGTCCGAGGGTATCCCCCCCTTAGAGGCGAAACAAATAGGCAAAGGCAAAGGGGGGACATTTGAAACAAAGGGTCCGGCATTTGTTAGGAGATCGCGGAAGGGCGACCAGGCTTCCGAGGACCGACTAGCTTCGCGCGTCCGGCGGTTCCGTGGTAGGAGTCGAGGGGGAGGCCTAGGAACTCGCGGACCTCGCGGACCTTTTTCGAAACGGCGGCTTGCGATAGGTTATAGCGGCGGGCGAGGTCGACGGCCTTAACCCCCTTAGCGTCGGGGAGGCCTATCGCGATCCGGACGACGGCGACCCGGAACTCGGTCGGCAAAGTTGCATCGTGCGCGGTTAGGTCGAACGCGGAAACAATCCGGTTAGCCAATCGGAGAAAGTCGTTCCGAGTGAACAGGGGTAAGTCGTCGCCGTCGCCGAATCCGTCGGGGTCGGGCCGTTCGTCGGGGGCGGCGTTCGCGTCGACGAGCTTAGAGTCGCGACCGTCTAACTTCGAATTGGTAAGGGAGAAGATTCGACCCGAGTTCGCCTTAGTCATTAGGCAAAGGTCGGCGGCGAAAGGTTCGTCGGGGTTAAACCCCTGGGCGAGGAATGTCCGGCGCGTCTCCTCGGGGAGGCTATCGAAATAGGCTCGAAACTCCTTTTTGAGATCGCGCGCGGGCTTTTTCATTTCTTGCGCTTAGGTCCGGCCTTGGTCGGCTTAGGCTTAGGGGCCGGGGACTGAGAGGCCGCGGGCGGCTTAGGGCGAGGGGAAGGGCAAACGGCTACCCCGAAGGAAACGAAAACGACCTCGCGGCCTTTTTCTTTATAAAGTCGGGTATTGTTTAGGTCGTCGAGGTCGGAGAGGAGGCGAGCGCGCGAGGAGGGGTTGAGGGGAGCCGAACCGCCTAGGATCGCGAGGACCGCGTCGACATTGTAGACGGCGGACCCGCCCGGTTCGGTAACTCCGGCGAACGCGCGGTCGAACTTGTCGGGGAGGAGGTCGCGACGGTCGAACGCGTCGAGGTAGCCGCGGAACCCGCCCGAGTCGAGGAGGCCGACCAGGGTATCGCCGGGAAGGGGTATCAAACTCATTAGCGGGAAACCTTAAACCCTGGGATAAGGGAAAGAGATTCGGGGGGAAGGGGAGGCGGAGCGAATAGGAGGTTATCCCGCCCGACGAGTTTAACCCAGGGGACGCGGTCGAGGACACCGGACGCGCGGATTAGTTCGAGGTTAGCCGAGAAGTCGCGGGTTCCTCGGTAGGCGAGGAGGCCGGAGCGCGAGATTCGGCGAAGGTGAAGGCAAACGGAGTTCGTCGAGGCGAAGTCGAGGGCGATAAGGATTTCGCGGTAACTAGGCCAGGTCGACGCGACGCGGCGATAAAGGAGAACCCAGGCGAGTATTTCGGCTTGGCGCGCGGTCAACTCGGAATCCGGGCGGCGCGGTTTGCCGACAAGCTTCGGCGGGGGAGGGGTCGGGGTCATCGGTTAGGGTCGAAAGGGGTTTCGGCGCGATCGCGGGCGGCGGTGTAGTCGTCGACAGCGTCGGCGATCTCGGAGGCCTCGACGCGGCGAAGGTGGCGGAGGCAATACCAGAGGCCGTCCGCGGCCTCGCGAAGGCCGGACAACTTGCGTTCCAAGTCGGCGACCTTGCGGGCGAGGATATCGGCCTCGGTCGAAGCCTTTTGCGCGTCGGACCAATCCCGGCGTTTCGCTTCGTTGAGGCGGGCGATTTCCTTTTCCTTTTCGAGAAGCACATTGACGGCCCTTCCGACCGCATCGTTGCTACCTTCTGGCTGGATACCTTTTTCAAGCCGCTCGACCTCGGCTTTAAGGCGGGAGATTTCCTTTTCGAGGTTTGCGACGACTAGATCCGCCAACTTTATCGGAATAAGCTCAGACATTAGGCGGACGCGGCTTTGACCAGGTCGACGAGGTCGAGTTTAATCCCATAAACCCGCTTATAGGTCGCGAGGGACTTAGCCTCGACGGACTCGACTTCGATTTCCGCGTCGAGGTCGCCGTCGTCGCGGCGCGTGATATCCAATCGCTTGACCAGGTAGAACTTGCCGGAAACCTTGAAATAGCGTCCGACCTGGTTAGGGAAGAAAGGAACGCGGGACTTGGTCGAATCAGTTTTGAGGATCATTAGCGGGGGGGTTGGATTTGTTGATGAGGGAAACGGTTTGGAGGAAGTCGCGGACGGCTTCGAGGCCTCCGGCGCGATCGCCCAGGTCGGCGACGGCGCGCTCGAATTGGTTAAAGCGATTGAAGGCGACGAGGAATTGCGCGCGAAGGTGCTTTTTCTGGCGTTCCAGGGATTCGACCTCGAAACGGAGGTTTCGGTTTTCCCGGTGAAGGTCGCCCGCTAGCTTCGCGAGGCCGACCAAGTCGATATAGGCGCGGGCGCGGACTTCGGTAAGTCCGTCCGGGCCTTGGTCGAGGTTAGGGTCGAGCATAGGTTAGAAGGGAACTCCGTCGTCGTTAGCCTCCGGCGCGTCGGGCGAGGCGGAGGGTCCGGGGTTGGACCGACCGAAAGCCGCGTCGAGCGCGTCGCGGAGGGCGAGGTCGGAATCCGAAATCCGGCCTTTGTAGGGCTTCGGTTCGTAATTCTCGAAATACCAAAAAAGGGAGTTCGGGGTTAGGTCGCGGAGTTTCTGTCCTTTGTTTTTGCCGAAGGGGATAACCGCGTCGAGGTGGGGGCCGTCGATAACCGGGGGGGCGGGGTTGCGGGGGCCGGAGGAACCGCCCGAGGAAGGGGCCGCGGCGGGCCGTGGCGCGGGGTTAGGGGTCGAGGGCGACCGAGGAGCCGCGTAAGGGGTCGCGGACGGCCTAGGGGCGGCGTTAGAGGCCTCCTCGCCGTCGTCGTCGCGCTCCCCGACCAGGCCGAGACAAGCCGCGAGGCCGTAACGACGAAGGTAAGTCGTCGCCGAGGCCGCATTTTGGGCGGTCGGGGGGACGGTTTCGGCTTCCCCGGTGTTTTTGTTAAACCGGGTCGTCGGGTGAAGGGCGACGGAACATTCGTTCGCGATCCATTCGCCGGACGAGTGAAGGAGGACCGTTTCGATACCGACCAGGTCGGGACCGGGGGAGGTCGGGAATTGAACGACGACCAGGCCGAAGGGGGCGAGGGCCGTCTTAGTCGCGGCAATATGCGCGGCTAGCGAAGCGTAACCGGAGCCGTCCGGGTTTTTGCTGGTCTTAAAAGTCGGGTTGACCGAGTCAAAGGCCGGGTTCGAAAGAGTCGGCAAGGCCTGGACCAAAGCCGACGCGAGGTTCGCGATCGTGGGGGAGGTTCTCATTTGTGGGAGGGAGGTTGAAAGTTTCAACGCGAGGAGTCGGTTCGGCAAGGGCGAATACCCTCGTTCAAAACGAATCTTTGCACGCTCGAAAGACTCATTTTGTAGCCGACGGCCTTTTCGAGCGCGTCGCGAATCTCGTCGTTAGACTTCCCCGCGGCCTTCCAAGCTTTGACCAGGGGAAACCAATTGTCTTTTTTGAAACGATAAACGGTCCGTCCGTTCGTATTGCGCCAAACGATCCCGAGGCGGTGGCAGTAATAGCGCGCGGACTTCTCATTAATCCCGAGATCGGAGGCGGCGGCGCTCATTTGATAGCCGAGGCCGTTAAGCCGTTCGAGTTGCGGCTTTGCCCATTCGAGGCGCGCGCGGCTAAACGGATTCGAACCGGGAACCTTGTTCGCGATCGTCCGGCGGTTCGTCTCGGTCATTAAGGCGAACTTGCGGACCGCGTAGGACCGGAGGCCGAGTTCGGATTGAATCTCTTTCGAGCCGAGGCCGCGGCGGAGGCGGTCGTCGACGAGCCGGACGAGATTAGCGAGAGTCGAGTCGGCGGGAACCTCCTCGGTTTGTTTGTTTGTTTGTTTGTTTGTCATTTTGTGGGGGGGGAGAGGATTAGCGAAGCGCGGCGGCGAGGCGGGAGAACCCGCGCCGTTTGTAAGCGGGGGCGCGATCTAGTCGGTAGCCGATAGCGGCTCCGCCGGAGGGTCCGAGGGTCCAGGCTAGCCAAAGGGTCGAGGGGGTCGCCGCGTAACCGCGACGGCGCAAGTCGGCTTCGAGATAATCGAAATAGGTCCGGGCATAGGACCGAGAGGCGACCGGGTCGAAGGCCTGGGCGAAGGAATAAACCGGGAGTCCGGCCTTCCGGCGGAGGGTCGAAGCTTGTTCCCAGGCTATCGGGGTAAATTGGAAAAGGCCGCGATCGCCGGACGAGCCGACGGCGCGCGGGTCGTTCCGAGACTCCGCCCAGGCGACCGCGTCGAGGTAGCGTTCGGGGACGGCGGCGCAAGCGGCCCAGGGGAGAAGGGCGAGGGAGAGAAGGGTTCTCATTTTTGGCGGGATTGCATTTCGCGGATTACTCGGTCGAGGAACCAAGCGCGGGTTAACAGTATATGACGACACCGGGAACGGTCCGAGGCTCCGAGGGACTTCGCGACGGACTCCTTTCGGAGCCGGAAATCCTCACAAGAGCAAAGGCCGTTAGCGTCGAGGCCTCCGAGGTCGACCAGGTGAACCTCCCCGGGCCGCGAGGAACTCGGGACGGTGTAGCGCAAGGGTCCGTCGTATTGCTTCGGGGTGATCCTCGGGACCGGGCGGGGAGCCTGGTTGAGGAAATCGTCGTCGGGGTCGTCGAAACTCATTTCGTGCCGACCAAGCTAACCGCCTTGAAAAACTCGCGGAGGCGGGCGACCAGGGCGGAGGCGAGTTCGGGGTTAGGGTTGTCTTTCGAGGCGGTCGATAGCCGTTCCTCCAAAACGGAGCCGACGAGGTTAGTCGTTATAATCGTCGGGCGGCGGTTCGAGGTCCGTTCGTCGACGAGCGCGAAAAAGTCCGAGGCGAACCGTTCGGACATTTTGCCACCGTTGCCCAGGTCGTCGAAAACGAGGAACGGAGAGGAAACGAGTTCGTCGAGATAGTCCGAATGGCGGCGATCGCGGAAAGCCTTTTCGACCGCCCCGGCGAAACCGCGCATTGTTAGGAATGTCGGTTCGCGTCCGTAGGCCTCGACGAACTTCTTAGCCAGGAGAAACGCGGCGCGGGTTTTCCCGGTCCGAGTCTCGCCGAATAGGATAACGGATTGCCTCGCCCGCGGATCGTAAGCGTCGACCAGGCCTCGGAGCTTGTCGGACAACCGGGCCGGGTCCGTCTCGCGGATAACCTCGGGGAAGGTATCGAGGTATCCTCCGGCCTTAACCGCCTTTGCCTTATTCGCCGCGACGATAGCCTCCGACCGTTCCTCGGCTTCCCGGGCGGCGTAGGCGCAAGGGTGGCAAACCCCCCGGGGGTGAAACGAGGTAACGGCGGAGTCGCATTTCGGACAGTTGAGCATTAGAAACCCCTCTCGTAATCTTCCCTCGAAATCCGCGCTCGCGCGGGCTTAGTGACCCGACCCGGACGAAGGGGAGGGGTAGGGGTAAGGTTGTCTTTTATCTTCTCTTTATATCTGGCGGACATTTTTGTCCGGGGGGGGAGGACATTTTTGTCCGGGGGGGTGGGGCGGAAATCGTCGATTGAAACCCCGGGGTTAAGGCGGCGGGTTTCGAGGGCCGCGGAGGTCGCGGTTCGAATCTTCCGGCGGTCGCCCTGGACCCGGACAAGGTAGCCGAGGCGTTCGAGGATTTGGAGTTCGCGCCGGACCGTCCGAGGGTCGCGGCTAATGATCCGCGAAAGGTAGGCGTTCGACCCGAAACAACCGCGTTGAGATTGCGCGAGGCAATCGACGATACCGAACAAGATTTTGCCGGAGTTGGTTATCGAGTTATTTTCGAGGAGTTCGCGGGGAATCCAAACCCCGGAGAACTCCGGGGGGATCGGCTTCGGTTCGGTTCCCATTATTCGACGACCTCGGTTTGATTGGCGACGAGCGCGCCGAACCCCATTTTGACGGCGACGGAGCAAGTAAGTTCGAGGTCGGTCCGAAGGTAGGCGATAGCCTGGTCGGGGTTCGAAGCTAGGTCCGCGGCGAAGTCGGCCCCGGAGCCGGACTTGCCTTGCCCGGTAAGCGCGCGGGCGACCGTGTCCAGGTTGGAACGGCCCGAGTTGCGACCGAGAACCCAAAGGTCGCGGAGGTCGACAAAAACGGAGGACCAATTCGGATACCGTCCGCGGAGTTGGTAGACAGGCGGGACGGCGACTCCGAGAATCCAACTCCTCGCGACCAGGAACGGAAGGTCGAACTCCCGGGAGTTGAACCCGACGAAAAGGGTTCGTTCGCTCCGGCCTTGGAACGAGTCGCGGAGGAGTCCCCAGAACTCCCCGAGGATTTCGCGTTCGTCGCCGATCGCGGCCTTGAAGTCGAGCGCGGGGGAACCCTCGTCGCCGATTACCGCGTAACCGATCGCGAGGACTTTGCCGGACTCCGGCGCGAGTGCGGCGGAGGAAATGAAGTTCGCCCGGTGCGAAGCTTCGGCGGCGGCAATCTTAGCCGCAATCAATGCGGGGTCTTTGATATTGCCGACCTTGACCTCGGAGGGGTCGAAAGGCGGGATTAGGGATTCGATACCGTCGGCGGGTCCGGTTTCGATATCGAAGGCGACGAAGCGCGGGCGGGTCGTCGGTTGGGCGAACTTGTCCAGGTTGGCGGGGTGCATTTTGTGGGGGGGTTGAGAGTTATTCGAGGGACCAAACGCGGACGGAGCCGGAGCGCGTCGCGCCGTCGCGGATTTCGACCAGATTATCGAACCGGGCCAAGGCCTCGCGCTTAGACTTGACCGAGGAGATCGCGCCGAAGTCGGCGGCGGTCGGGGAGTCGCCGATCAACTCGACCTTAACCTCCTCGAACTTGATTCCGAACAGCGCGTAAGTCGCGAGGCCGGGAACATAGACCGACGAAGCGGCCCGGAGTTGTTCGCGGTGTCGTTCGACGCGCCGGAGGCACAGTTGAACGGTCGCCTTATCGACGACCTCGACGACCTTCGCTTGCGCGGGACGACCGCGCGGTTTCTTTTGGTTTTTCATTTTGTGGGGGGTTGGGAAAAGGGGACTTAGCTTCGGACCTCGGCGGGGAGTTTGATAAGGCCGGAGGCAAGGTTGCCGGACGCAACGGCGCGTCGGCCTTGGTCGATAAGGATTCGAATCGCGTCGGTCCGGCTAATCCGGAGGGCCGAGGACAATTCGAAAACGGATTGCGCGATCTCCGAGTCGAGGCGGACCGTAATAGCGAACGGCTTAACCTCGGGGGTTGCGGGTTGTTTGGTAAGGGTGGGCATAGGAGGAAAGGGTTAGGAGTGAACCGAGACGCGGAACCCCAGGGTCGGGCGGCAAAGGTTCGGTTGATAGTTCGCGAAGGCCTCGCCGAGGTAGAGGTCGCGTTGCGCGGACTCGACGGCCTGGGCGAATGTCTCGTCGATTCGGGCCGGGACGACTTGCAAGGCCGGGAAACCCGCGAGGGTTTCGGAAGGGGCGACGAAGGGAAGGCCGAGGCCGAGGTCGAAGGTCCAGCGTTTCGACGCGCCGTTAACCTTTTGTCCGGTTAGGCGGTTGACTAGGTTAATCGTCCGGCGGGACGCGATCGCGCGGGAGAGGCCGAGGAACCCTTCGGTTAATTCGTCGTCGTTTTCGAGGTTGTCGAAGGCCTCCGCGAGTTGTTCGAGGGACTCGTCGGCGGCGGAATAATATTCGGTTATCCGGTTCGCGATCGTCGCGCCGACTTGGTTAGCCTCCTCGGAGGGAATCTCGAATCGCTGGTCGACGGTGAAGCCGTCCGCGTCGGCGACGAACGCGCCGCGCCGGGTCCAATAATCCGACGACGAAGCTAAGGCCTTCGGCATTTCTTGGATTAACCAGGCCTCCGCGACCGAGGCGGTAATCGGTTCGGGGCGTAGCGTCGACGGAGCGAGGCAAACGAAAAGAGTCGTTCGGGCCATTTGTGGGAATGATTGTCGGCGGGTTATTCCGACCGGATTAGGTTCGCCGCGGACGCGCGAATTTCAAGCCTAGGGTTCGGCGAGTTGACCTTAACGACGGTAAGGAGGGCGACGCGCTGATCGGGGGGAATAACCAGGCAATCGGCGAGGAGGTCGATAATACCCTTAGCGAGGTTATCCGCGTCCGGCTTGGTCGTCCGGTAGGCCTCGGTTCGGGCGGTCGCCTTAGAGGTTCCAGAGGGCCAAGGGAACGCGACCAGGAGGGCGAGGGCGACGGCCTTAGCTTCGCGGACCTCGCGGGCCGCGGGGGAGAGGGAGCCGACCCGCAACTTGTGTTCGACCTGGGCGCGGAACCGGGACCAATCCCCCGAGTTCTTTTTGTAGAACCGGGGACCGCGGCGGGTTAGGACCGCGCGGGTTCGGGATTGCGCCGTCGACCGCGGAGGGACGCAAGGGATTGAGAGTTCGAGACTCATTCGAATATCCAGGCGAGGGACTGTCCGAGGATCGCGGCGGCTTGGTCGTCGACGGAGAGGGCGACGAAGCGGCCCGGGTTAGACTCCTCCTCGTCGAGGGTGACGGAGTCGAGGACCGTCCCGGCCTCGGTATCGACGACCAAGGGACGCGCGTTCGCTTTCCAGAAACCCCGGAGGAGGGCGACCGCGTCGAGGATCGGTTCGAGGTCGGTCGTCGGGTTCGCCTGGAACGCGAGGAGGGAGTCGACCGCGGCCTTAACCTTCGGGGACATTTGCCCCCGGTAGAAATAGGCGACGGCCCAGGAGGGCCGCGCGTTTCGGATAGGGTAGGGGAGGAGGATCATAAAGGCCGGGGTTAGAACTTCGGGTTATCGAGGATTTCGAGGAGGTTCGGACCGTCCGCGAGGAGGAGAATATAGGCGGCGAGGGCGAGTCCGGCGAGGAGGGCGAGAAAGAGTTTCATTTGTGGGGAGGGTAAAGGGTTAGGCGGGCGGTTAGGATTGCTCGACGAAGTGGGCGAGGATTTCCGCGTCGGTCATATCGGCGACGAACTTAACGAACCCGACCTTTTGGGTAACGGCGTTAAGGTTGACCGTCGCCCCCTTTTTGAAGTTGCGATATTGTCCCTTCGTTTTGAGGCACTCGACGCAAACAAAGGCGGTCGTTTCGCGGGCCATCTTGCGGATTTTGAGAATCGTTTTTCCGAGGGCTTTAAGGTGGATAGCCTCATCGACCAAGGTATCGACCTTTTCCTCGAACGCCGCCCGGTGAACTTCGAGGTCGTGGCGGTCGTCGCCGACGAACCGAATATGAGTCGAACCGCCGCGGCCTTCGTTATCGGCATAGCCGACGAGTTTGCCGTCGAGGAGGACATTCGCGGTAAACGCGTTAGTTTCCTGACTCATCGCGGCGAAGTATTTAAACGCGCCGATCGTAATCAGCGGGAGGAGGGAGGCGGTCGGGAGGCTTGCGGTTTGCGTGTTCATTTGTGGGGGGGGATGAAAGGGTTAGGAGATGAGGTCGGCGGCGACGGATTCGGAGAGGTTGTTTCCGTAGAGTTGGGAGAGGCCGACGGCGGATTCGGCGGCGAGTTCGAGGGATTCGCGGACGGACTCGGAGAGAACGGCGCGGGCGGCGGACATTTGCTCCGCGGTCGCGATGCCTTTCTTTTCGGCGCGCTTGTAATTCGCCCAGGTCGCGCGGGCCTTTTTGATTTGCCGGAAGGCCGCGGCGACGCGGTCGAGATCGGCGAGAGTAAGGTCGAGGTCGGATTTCATTTGTGGGGGTGGTTTAGTGGGAACGAGAAAGAACCTAGGAGAACCAACCCGAGACGCAAGAGCAAAAGTGAACTTTCTTTCTACCCCTTAAAAGCCTTATAAAGCCTTACCCCTATCGAGGGGGTAACTTCCCTAGGGCGGAGGGGGATACCCCCCGCCCCGCCAATCCTAGTAGGCAAGGCCGCGAACCTAGCGGCGACCCCCTACAAATGGAAAGGCCTAGGTTCCCCAACCTAGGCCCGGGCTTTCGCCCTATCCAACCAGCGTCCCCACAAAAGGACATTTAACCGCCGGGACTAATCCGATCGGCGAACGCCGAAGGCCCGGAGGATCGCGGCCCCGAGGACTAGAATCCCGACGGCGAGGGCGACCAAGCTCGAAAGAGTAAAGACCCGCAAGTTTTGTTGGCAACGGTCGTCGCAAATCGAGGCCGCGTCGACGGCGGCGAGTAGGTCCGCGTTTGCCTTTTCGAGTTCCTTATCGTCGGACGCAATCGCGCCTTTCGAGTTAACGACGACCGCGGCCCAATTCTTTTTTACGAAGGCCGACCCCATTCGTTCAACCGACGAATGGACCTCGGAATGAAAGTGGACCAGGTCCGCGTTGACCAGGAGGCCGACGGCGGACTGATACGCGAGGAGGATCGCGAGGGCGATGATCGCGACCTTAGCGTTTCCGCTTTCGTTTGAGGGCGGGTCGGGCCGTTTGCTTTCGCTTCGGTTCTTTTGCGGGTTGGTTTTCATCGGAAGGAAGTTTGCCGGATTTCCATTTGCGGATTACGAGGTCGACGGCCTCCGCCGCCGCGATCCCGACCGTCGATTGTATCAAGGCTTTTTTAAGTCCGCTAATCTCGGATTCGTATAAGGCAAAATAGGTAAGCGCGCCGACAATACACCCGGCGAGGATTCGCTTAATCCAAGTCCCGATTGAAGGGGAGTTCTTGGAAAGGAGAAGTCGCGCCAACGCACCGCCGCCGCCGAGACTAAAAACAGTAGGCCAGACTCGGCGAAAGTCGTCGGTCGCCTTGGCAAGGGAGTCGGTTTCATTCTGAGGGCTGGACATTTTCGGAAGGATTAGGAGCCGGGACCGGAACCGCGGCGGGTTCGGGGTTCGGCTTGGCTAGGTAACGGCGGGCGAGGATCGCGCATCCGACAAGCGCAAGCGCGCCGACGCAACTTCCGGCGACCCAGGGGAACCAGGTCGAGTTTAGAACCTTATCGAGGAGGCCGGGGACCGCGGCGGAGACGATTCCTCCGAGGATCATAAACCCCCCGGCAATCCGACCCCCTGGAATGAAGCCGCCAAAGGCGAGGAGGAGAGTCCCGAGGGCGACGAGTCCCGCGCCCAGGGCGGCGAATAGGTAATTACGGCGCGCCTCGTCCGCCTTAGCCGCGTCGGACTTAGCGGCGGCGACCGTCCGTTCGGCCTCGGCCTTAACTTCCGCGAGTTGCCTAGCCGACTCCGTCTTAATCGCCGCGATCTTCGCGGAGTTGTCGGCCTTCTCCGCCTCGAACTTCGACCAGAGTTCCTCTCGTTCCTTCGCTAGCTTGTCGGCGAAGGCGAGGAGGAGCGCGTCGGCCTTAGACAAGTCCGCCCCGGCGAGTCGTTCCTTAACCCGGGCCAAGGCCTCCGCGGTATCCGCCGCGGTCGGGCGGGAAAGGAAAGCCTCCGCGACCCGCAACTCCGCCGAGGCCGCGGCCTTCGCGGGGGACTCCCCGACCTGGGCGACGGCGACCTTAGCCGCGCCGAGGGCGGCTCCGGCCTTAGACTCCGCCGCGTCGCTTGCGTCCGCGTATTTGTCCGCCGCGGTATTCGTCCCGGTCCCCCCGGTCGTCGGCTCCGGCAAGGGAGGTTGTCCGCCTGGGCAACCGACCAAGCAAAGCGCGACGAGGGCGAGGAGGCCGCGCGCGCTCATTTGCGGACGCGGTCCGCGATCTTCTCGGCCTCGGCCTTAGCCAGGTCGGAAAGCGCGTCGGCCTTAGCCTTATTGTTTTTGAAAACGAAAATCCCGGTCACAAAACCGAGGACAAGTCCGGCGAGAAAAAGAAACATAGGAGGAGGTTAGGTTGATAGGTTGAGGTTAGAAACAAGTTAGGACTCGGGAGGAAAAGAAAACGACCGCCTGGTTAGGGTTCGAACCGTTACATTCAATTTCCTCTCGGATCGTTTGACCGGACCCGCCGCCGACCCCGCCGGAGTATCCGGTCGGAGCCGTGACAGAGTGAACCTCGGTTCCGTCGATAAAGAGCTTTAAGGTTCCGGCGGCAGGGTCGAGGACAAGTTCCCAGGTAAAGGCGAGTTTAGCCGACGAGTCGAATAGGGTCGGGAACGCGTAATGAGTAGCCGAGGCCGACTCGACGATTCCGCCCATCGGGTTTCCGGTAACGATATTGATTGGACCGCCCGAGTAGGACCAACCCCAGGAGAACCCGATTAGGTTTTGATTCGAAACAATCGTCGAACCCGTCGTCGTCGCCTGGGAAGGTTCGAGGCCGAGAAGAAATCGGAAGGTCGTCCCTTGAACATAGCCGGACGCGAGGTTCGGGGTCGCGCATTTGCCGGAAACGCGGAGAGCGTTATTGAAGTTGAACGAGCCGCGGACCTGGGAAAACACCGGGTCGACCGTCGTATAGGCGAAAGCGTGTCCGTTCGTCGAGGAGTTCGGACCTTCGAGGCTCCTAACCGCGGGGCTAACCGTAACCAAGGAACCCGCCCCGGAGTGATGCGCGGTCCAGAAATCGGGACATTCAAGGCGAACGATATTCGGGTCGAGGAGGTTAGTCGCGACGATTCCGAGGTTAGCGCGGGCGACGGCGGGATCGGTAAGCGCGGAGAGGTTCGACCCGATCGCGTCGGAGCCGAGGCCGAGGTTTGTCCGGGCCGTCGGCGCGTCGGCGAGGTCGGAAAGGTTGTTCGCAACCGCGGCGAAGTCGGAGGCCGCGGAGGTTGCGGCGGTCCCGAGGCCTAGGTTCGTCCGGGCCGTCGCCGGGGAGGTAAGCTCCGAGAGGTTGTTCGCGGCCTGGACAAAGTCCCCGACCGCGTAGGTCGCGACCGTCCCGAGGCCTAGGTTCGTCCGGGCCGTCGCCGCGTCCGCAAGGTCCGAGAGGTTGTTCGCGGTCAAGGCGAAGTCCGCCGCGTTAGCCGTTGCCGCCGTCCCGAGGCCTAGGTTCGTCCGGGCCGTCGATACCGAGGCGAGGTCCGAGAGGTTGTTAGCCGCGGCGAGGAAGATTGCCGCGCCGCCCGAGACGGTAAGGAAAGGGTTAGCCGCCGAAGGGGACGCGCCGCCGAGGATCGCGAGACGCGCGTTCGCCGGAATGGTCAACCCGGCGGAGGCAAGGTCGGCGAGGGTCGCGAAGGGGTTAGCCGCCGAAGGGGAACTCGCGGCTTGGATTGCGTCGAGTTCGGTCGCCGTCGGAGCTTCGGCCTTGGTCGCGTAAATCCCCGCGGCCTCGTCCGCGCCGAGGCAAATATCCCCTTCGAGGGGAACGCAAGTCGCCCCTTCGATAATATCCTCGACGAGGGAAGCGTCGGTTTGGAGGACCGTCCGGGCCGCGCCCCCCGCCGCGCTAACCTGGACTTCGAGGACTAGTTCGACCTGGTCCGCGCCGTCTAGGGTCGTCTCGGCCTCGACCGTCGCGAGGCTTAGGGTTCCGCGGAGGCCGACCGAGGAATCGAGGCCGGAGCCGTCGACCGCCCAACCGTCGACCGGAGAACCCGCCTCCGGGGGAACCGTCGTCGTAATATCGAAAACCCCCGAACCGATTTGCCGGACGAGAACCGCGCCGTCGCCGGAGAACTCCGCCCAGGCCTTAACCGCGTTAGCGAGTTCGGAGGCCGTAAGGTTATAGGCGAGGAGGGGGGCCGAGTAGACGGTCGAGGGTCCGGCCTTGGTAAAGCCGAGATTGAAGGAGCCGCCGACCGCGTCCGCGATCGTAAGGCGAACGGTCGAGTTCGTTCCGTCCCAGGTCCGGACATTCGAGAGAGTAGCCGAGGCCGTCGGCAAGGCCGACCAGGAGTTGACCAAGGCAACCGGGTTAGCCCGAAGCCGGACGACTTGGACCGAGGGAGCCGAGACGGTCCCGACCGTCGACTCGACGACGATAGCCGAGGACCGGGGAACTAGCGCGTCGGTCGTAACGGTGAAGGCCGAACGAACCCCGGCGGAGTTGAAGGCGATTCGGTAGCCTTCGCCGACCTGGGCAACCGCAACTCCCCCCGCCGAAACGACGGAGGCAAGCGCGTTAAGGGCCGTCGAAACGGAGGAGGCCGAAGCATTGAAGGCGAGGGAGGAGGTCGAGTTAGCGCCGTAGGTGATCGAGAAAGTCCCCGAGGTCGGGACCGTTTCCAGCGCGCCGAGGGCAAGGGTCGTCGACGACGACGCGCCCGCTAGCTCGTCGGTCGAAATCTCAACCGCGGGAAAGTTATTGTCCCCGGTCAACTCGACGAGGTGAAGGTCGACGGTTAGGGTATCGCCCAGGGTGAACCGCGGACGCGACCCGCTAGGGTTCGCATTAACTCCGGTAAGGGTTTGGTTCCCGGCGAAGTCGATAAAGAGTTTAAGGTCGGAGGACATTTTAAAGAGAGGTTAGGTTTTACCAGGCGACGACGATAACCATTCCGTCGCCTCCGCGACCGCCCGCGCCGGAAGCGAATCCGTTATCCGAGGCCGACCCGCCGCCGCCGCCTCCCCCAGGTTGCGCGCCCGCGGCCCCGGCTTGTCCGGCAAGGTTGGTCGTATATCCGCCGCCGCCGCCGCCGCCGCCCCCGAAAAGGGTCGAGGTTCCGGTCGGGCCGCTAGTCGGAGCAAGGCCGGGGTTATTGCCGCCGATTCCGGTAGTGACGAGAACATCCCAACCCGAGAGGAGATTAGCTGAGGCCGCGCCGCGAATTGCTCCGTTTCCTCCGGTCGTCGAGGTGACAACCGAGGCGGAGTTCCCCGCGCCGCCTCCGCCTGGGCAGGGGATCCAATGCGCCGCCGGAGTGATCGTCCCGCCGGAGCCGCCGTTCGTCGTGTTCCCGGTTCCCGCCGAAACCCCGGTGACATAGGCGAACCCCCAACAGCTCGACCGTTGCGCCCCCGCGCTTACTAGGGAAGTCGAGCCGCCTTGACCCGGCGCGCCTTGGTAAGCGATAAGGTTTCCGAACTTCGCGGCGGCTCCGGCGGTTCCGATACTTCCGTTAGTATTGTCGAGGGTTTGCGCCGCGCCGCCATTTCCGCCCGCGGGAACGATGATCGTAACCGGGGAGGTTATCGCGGTCGCGAGCATTTCTTGAAAACAGAAAGCCGCGCCGCCGCCTCCGGCCCCGCCGGAGCGCGCGGTCGTAGTTGCGCCGCGACGACCCGAACCCCCGCCGCCGCCTGATGCCCAAAGCCAAACCTTAACATATTTCGCCCCCGCGGGGACGGTGTAGGAGTAGCTTCCCGGGGTAGTGTATGCGTTAACCGTAACGGTCGCGCCGCCCGAGGTAGGGGTTTGAAAGGCGACCGCGTAATCCCCCGCCCCGGTCTTAGTGAGAACTTGACCGACGGTTCCCCCGGTGGGAATTCCCGCCGCCGCCGCCGCGAAGTCCGCGACCGCTTGCGTCGCCGCGGTCCCCAGGCCGAGGTTCGTCCGGGCCGTCGCGGTATTCGCGAGGCCGGAGAGGTTGTCCGCCTTGGCTAGGTAGTCGGTCGAGGAAGCCGTCGCCATTGACCCGAGGCCGAGGTTTGACCGGGCGGACGACGGAGAGGCTAGGCCGGAGAGGTTCCCCGCCTTAGAAAGGAAATCCGACGCGGTTTCGACCGCCATAGAACCGAGGCCTAGGTTCGCCCGCGCCGTCGAGGGGGAATCAATGTCGGAAAGGTTAAGGGACTTCGAGAGGAACAACCCCGCCCCGGTTAGGGCGGTTAGGTAGTTAGCCGCGGCGAAGGCCTGGGTTACATACAGCGAAGCCGCCTCGGTCGTCCCGAGGGGGGTATCGAGGAGGACCGGACCGAGGGGGCCGTTATCGACCAGGTCCGCGGCTAGATCGGCGCGGCCTTGGTAGGCGGTGAAATACCGACCGCCGCCGACGGCCTCGACCTCGACCGTAACCTCGACCGAGTCCCCGCCGTCGAGGAGGGTTTCGGCTTCGACGGTGTTAAAGTCCAGGTCGCCGACCAAGCCGACGAACGAATCAAGGCCGGAGCCGTCGACCGTCCAACCCTCGGAGCCGACCCCGAAGGGTTCGACCGGGGTTGAAATGTCATAAACCCCGACCCCGATTTGCCGGACCGAGAGGGTTCCGCCCAGGGTCGAAACCTCCGGGTTGAGCAAACCCGCAAGGGTCGTCCCCGAGGAGTCCGCGGGAATGAGGTTAAAGGGATAGTCCGTCCCCGCGTCGGATTTAAAATTGAGGTTGAACGACCCGCCGCGCGCGTCCGCGATCGTAAGGCGGACCGTCGAGCTTGTTCCGTTCCAGGCCGCGACGGTCGAGAGGCTAGCCGAGGCCGAGGGAACGGCGGTCCAAGTCGTCGAGAGGGCGACCGGGACTTGCCGGAGGCGGAACAAACGGACCGGACCCCCGACCGTAGGGGTCGAGGTTACAACCGTCGACCGCGGGACCAAGGCCGACGCGTCGAAAGTCGGCTCCGCGGGGGGAGCCGCGAGGAACTCGACTCGGTAGAACTCGCCGACGGACGAGACGGAAACCCCGCCGATCGCGGAAACCGAGGGGAGGTCGTTAAGCGCGGCCTCGACCTGGGCGGCGGTCGCCGTCGCGGAGATCGGGTCGGAAAGGTCGCCGTCGAACTCGACCTTAAAAGTCCCGGTCGTCGGCTCCGTTTCGAGGGGGCCGACCGCAAGGGAAACCGAGGTCGCCGCGTCCATCCAATCCGCGAAGGAAACCGCCTCCGCGGGAAAGGCCGTGTCCCCGGTCAACCGGACTAGGTGCAACTCGACGCGCGCGGTATCCCCCGCGTAGAACCGGAGCCGTTCCCCGGTCGCGTTCGCGTTGACCCCGGACAATAGGCGGTTGTTAGCCGGGTCGATGAATAGGCGGTGAGTAGGGCGGGCCATCGTTTAACCGCTAAGATTTAGGGGGCGACCCATTCGACGACCGTTGCCGTATCAGTCGAGCCGTCTTTCGTATAGCCGGACCAAGTCCCTTCCCAATCCTCTTGTTCCGTCTGATACCCGATAACCGGGGTGTAGGTCGAGGAGACTTGCCGAACGCCCCCATTAAAGAGATCGTCCGAAAGCGTAACCGGGCCGTAAAGCTTTTGATCGACGACCCATTTAGAACCGTCGTGAGATACCGTCGCGATTCGGTAGCGTTGGCAATTATAGTTCCCCAGCGCCTTAAACAAAAAGTTATAGGGCGGGTCGTTATTAACCAAACTATCGAAAACCCGACCTTGGTATCCGTCGCGGAAAGGCCGTGTTTTAGCGTGAGCGTCGGAACCGTCGGCGATAACCGCGACCGCGACCGAACCATTAATCCCGCCGAACTCAAAAGAACCGGGAGCCTCTTGGTTCCCGATAATATAAACTCCGTAGGTTTCCGCCTGGTCGAGGCCGATTGTCCCGCCGTTATTCATCCAAGGCGAATCCGCGTCCGACCCGGCGTTAAGGCTTCCCGAGGGATAAACCCAAACCCGGCGCGCTTCTCCTTGGACCGGGTAAGGGAAATGTTCGTAAGCGGCGAACCGCGAGACGGTCCAGAGAATCGTTCCCTTGGCAATCCGGAGGAGGTCGTCGTTAACCTCGACTTGGAATTGCTGAACCTCGGTCGGGGTTCCTACCCCTAGGAAATCGAGGGAGTTCTTAGGCCAGAAAACATCCGACCGGAGGAGTTGTTCGACCTCGGCCCCGATCTTATTCTCCTCCCCTTCGGCGGCTTCGTGGACAATCTTAACAACCGCGATAGGGATTCGGTAAATCGCGCCGTCGGCGACGAGCTTCCCGCCGGACTTAATCCAAGATTCCATTTCCCCGCGGGCGACAAAGTCGGCGCGGGTTTCCCAATCAATCGCCCAGGTATCGAAGGGGGCGACGGCCCGACCGCTTTCGTCGGAGATCGGCGCGCGATTATACCGGAGAACGAAATAATAAGTCCCCGGGGTGTCGGGAATATAAAAGCGGGATTGGTTCCGGTTATCGAGTAGGGTATCGCTAACGAGTTCGAAACTAGTCCCACCGATATATTTCGCGTCCTTAATCGCGTCGACGACCTCCGGCCTAGCGAACTCCGGGCGGTTGTAGTAATTGCCGAGAGTGTCCGTCGTCGATGTCCAAGAACCTTCCCCGGCCCCGGCAAGTTCCTCCGCCTGGGAGGACATTCCGACGGACGCGCCATAAACGAATCCCTCGTTAACGAAGAACTCCCATTTGCCGACGAACTCCGACGCGGCCTCGGGGTCGTCGCGCTTCTTAGTCCCCTCGGGAACCTTGCCCAGGCTGACAACTTGGAAAGGGTGCGTTACCTCCGGGTTAACTCCGAGGGGTTCGACGACCGCGCCGCCCGCGGTCCGCGCGATCCGGACTCCGGCGGCGGTTACAAGCTGAGAGGCCGCGACCATTTGCGCGAGGAAGTTAAACCCCTTCGCGCTAACCTTGCCCCCAGGGACAAGCCGAGGAACCCCGAGGCCGTTAGGCGCGGACTTGAAAGGCGAGGGTTTCATTAGCCGGGGACCGGAATCGTTCGCTTGTTCAACGCGGAATCTTCGTGATAATAAAGGAGGCGGTTCCAACCGCGATCGCCGGAAAGTTGAATCTCGAAGTTAACCTTATAGACTTTCCCGGCGGCGAACTCCTCGAACGATACCGAGGTTAGAAGGTAGTTTTTTAGGTGCGTCCCCTTGTCCGGGTCGCCCGAATAGGCCGAGACTTCGCGCGGCGTAATCAACTGAATCCCCGACCATTTGCCGTTGCTGGAAATCTTGCCGATTGAGGAGGCGAGTTCGAGGTCGTTCCCCGGCCCGGTAACTTTGACGGTGAAGAAATGTCCGCGAATGGAAACCGACGGCTCGTAATAGGACTTAACCCCGGTAAGGATTAGGTCGGGCTTAGTAATATCGCCGTAAGGAATCGCGAAGGCCTTGAAGTTACCTTTCTCGAAACGCGCACCGTTAAGGGGGGCGAACTCCGTCCCGCCCAGGCTTCGCTTAAAATTGGGGTGAGTCTCGACAGGCTCCGAGGAAAGGGTCGCGCTCGTCTCGGTCTTAATGTCCGTCCGGTCTTGACCGTCGACAATCCCGACCCATTCGGTCGAGACGCGCGCCATTCCCGACGATCCGAACGACGACTCGGCCTTGTGAAGGAATAGCCGAGGAATCGAGGTGAAGGACATTCCCGAGGTAAAAGCCTTTTCGACCTGGGAGTGATCCATTCCGAAGGTGATCGAAGCCGTAAGGAGGCCGTTGCCGTCGTTCGATACGGTCCAATCCTTTTGGGCGACAGGCTTCCGGAGGCGGTCGCCGTGGGCTTTCGTATATTTGACGCGACCGACGGCCTTCGACCCTAGCTCCGAGAGGGTCGATTCCGCAATCTGGGCGGTTCCGAAACTGAACTTTTTGGGGTCTGCCATAGGGAAAGGTTATTCGGTAACGGAGGAAAGGTCCGCGCCGGAGCGTCCCGCGATCGCCTCGACCGCGTCGGCGGTCCGGCTCGTCGCGTCCGCCGTTTGTTGCGCCGCGAGGAGGGCCGGGTCGGTCCCGGTGTAGAACCCGCCGCCGCCGCCGACCGCGCCCAGGGAGGAGGCGACCGGGACGAAGGCCGAGACGCGCGCGGCTTGTTCCGATTCGGCTTTTTTCTGGGCGGCTTCCGCGGCCTTTTGCTCGTCCGACTTTTTGCCGTCTTTCGCTTTCTTCTTATCGGCTTCGAGTTGCTTCGAGTGAGTGTCCTTAATCGCCTTCTCGCGGCGTTCCTTCATTCGGGCCTGTGCCTCCTCGTCGCCGTATCCGGCGAGGCGAGGGTCGAAGGTCTTATTAATCTCGTCGAGTTGGCGGTCGTATTCCTCCTTAGTAATCATTCCCGCGTTGAATTGGTCGGTCGCGAAGTTGCGGACCTCGGCGCGTTGCGACTTGATAATCCCGCGGCCCGGGACATCCGCCATTTTTATAACCCAACCCGCGATTGTTCCGGCCCCGACAATCAAGTTGTTCTTAGCCGCGGTAAGGTTGTCGTCGGCTTCTTGAATCCGTTTAACATCGGCCTCGGAAAGGGTCGCGGCCTGGTTCATTAGGTTGCGAAGTTCCTCCGAACCTTGCCCCAGGAGAGGGAGAAGGGAACCCCCGAGGCGGTTGCCGAGAATCCCGGTAAGCATATTAAGCCGTTCGTTTTCGTCGCCGACCTTGGCAAGGCCGTCCGCGATTTTAAAAAGGATAGCCTCGGGGGAGTTGTTCCTAATCTCCGCGAGGCCTATGCCCAGGGCGGAGAACGCGTCCGCGGCTTTCTTCTCCCCGGAAACCGCGTCGCCCATCGAGAGCTTGATTTTCTGTAAGGCCTTCGCCGCGGTTTCGAGGTCGAGGCCGGATTGCTCCGCCGCGAAGCCGAATCGCTGAATTGTCGTCGTATCAACCCCTAGTCGTTCGGAGAGGTCGCCAATTTTGGCGAACCGTTCGAAGGCCTGGGAAAAGGTATCGACCATTTTTCCCGCGATCGCCGCCGCGCCCAGGCCTCCGGCGATACCCCCGGCAAGGGACGAGGAGAACTCCTTGCCGTAGGACTTCAATTGATTCAGTCCCGACCGGACGGCGGAGCCGTCGAAGGTCGCCTTAACTTTGATTTCAGCCATAGGTTAGCGGGTTCGTCGTCGAGGCGACCTCGCGGCCTCCTCTTTTAACCGCTTAAACTCGTCGACGATTGATTGCGACGCGTTCAAAACCTCCTCCTCCTCGGTCGTCATTATTTGCACCGTCGCCCCCCGGCGGATTTGGTCCGCGGTATAGTAGAAAATAGCGCGGCCTTCCGGCATTGACCAGGCCTCGGCCTCGGTAAATCCGACCTTCATTAGGCCGAGGACAACTCCGAGAGTCCAATGAATCCCGGAGTCCGTCCCGGCCCCGCCGCGTTCCCGCCATAGGGCCGGACCCGTCGAGTAATCTTCGAGATAGGCCGCGAACTCGATCGCGCCGAGTTGGATTAGGTAGGGGTTTCGAGCTAGGCGGAGGTTCAACCAATAATCCCGCCAGGTCGGGGTTTTTAAATCTAGGTTGTAGCCGTCCGAACCTATGATCCGGAGGCCTAGGATTAAATCCTCGCGGCGGATTTCCTCCCCTTGTTTGAGCAAAGGCGACCCGACCGTTTCCAGAATTAGACGGTGACGGAGGCTAAACGGAAAAACCTTCCGGCCCAGGATTCGCCGGGACGGAAGGCAAAGGAAGGCGGTTAAATATCGGTCGTCTTTCATTCCCCGACCTTAACCGCCCGGGCCGAAATAATCTAAGGCGAGATTAGTCGGGAATCGTCGGGAACGCGTTGGCAATATACGCGATTCCGCGCATCGAGAACTTGGCGAAACCCTTTTGATCGTAGGCCTTCGAGACGGACTCGATAATATATTGAACCGAACGATAGGCGAAGGTTCCGCCCGCGGCGGGGAGGTCGCCCGCGCCGTCAACCAGGGTGCAATTAAGCGTAATCGTTTTACGCGGGTCGCTTTGGCGGTGAGTGATCGTCTCGCCGTTCTCGTCCTGCATCGTGTCGTTATTGCCGAACTCCTCGCCTTCGTCGGACGAGTTGACGATAAGGAGGGCGGAGGGCGAGGTCGCGCCGTCGGCCCCATAAACGAGGGCGGTTCCGTGATTGGTCGGAGCGTAAGGCATATTGCCCAACCGCTAAGATTTAACCCGCGAGGCCGACGCAAACCAGGGCGCGGAGGCTAATCGTATTGCCCAACTTTCGACCGTCCCGGGCTTCGGTATCGTCCCCGAGGGTTAGGTCGTAAAGCCGCGACCCGGAGGGCCAGCCGTTAAGCATTATAGCCTTATCGCGAAGCGCGTCGGTTAGGGCGGCAAGCCGTTCTTGATGGGCGGCAAGCGCGGCCTGGTCGCCTTGCGCGTCGTCGGCGGAGCTAAGGAGGGTAACTTGAACCTCGACCGCGTAGTTCCCCAGGCCTTCGGGAAGGCCGTCCGGAATGGTCGCGCCGGAGGCGTAGACGATAACGACCGGGAGGGGGCGATCGTCGGTCGATTGACCAGGGAGGACCGAGACACCGGAGAGAACCGGGGTAATCCCGGCGTAATAAGTTAGATAATCCGTCAAGGCGGCTTCGACGATAGGGCGGGGGGTTGACATAGGAAAGAGGGTGTTAGTTCTTAGATTTGCGGGCAATATCTTTTAAGGCTTCGTCGTATTCGCGGACCATCATTCGCGCGCGGAAATCGACCGCGGACTGTATAGCCGAGACGCGGGTTGAAACTCCGTTCTTATCGGCAATCCGATTCGCGATCGTTACGGAGGCAATCATTCGAGAGGCCGAGGAGTTATCCGTCGCGTATCCGGTCGATTCGTCCGCCGCGGCCTTTACCCAGGCGGGAACCTTACGATGGTTCTTTCCCTCGGCTAGGTTCTTAATCGCGACAAACCAACCCGCCTTTAACTTACCGACCCGGGCCTCGACGGAACGGCGATAAGCTTGAAGGCCGCTAGTCCGGACAAAGTAAGTTTTCGCGACGAAGTCGGCGGGAACTTTGCCGTTCTGTCCCTTGGCTTGAATGTGAAAAGACTTATCAAAGTTCCCTTGGATTCCGTAATTCGTCGAGTTAGCCGACCCCTTAATAAGGAGTTTTTGGAATTGCTGGAAATCGAAGGCGGACCGTCCAGAAATCATTTTCTCGATTGCCGAGGCTTTTCCGGTCACGGCCTGGGAAAGTTCGAGGAGCCGCGGCGGAATCTTTCCGTTTAACGATTGCGCCCAATTCTGGAAAATCGAGAGGTTGTCGGAATGGGCGATTTGATAGGCGGAGAGAGATCGGGCCGAGGGATAAACCCGGAGAACATCCCGACCGACCGCGGATTGTCCCTCGCGTTGCGCCTCCTTGGTCAACCCCTTCCCGATACCTGGCGGGGTCCGTTCCATAATGTCGATTGCCAAAAGGACGACTTGCCGACGAAGGGTTTTCCCCGCCGTCTCGGGGTGTAGGTCGGCGAGCCGTTCGAGGGCTTGGTCGAAGCTCTTTAAATCGACCGATAGGCTTTGACCTGGGGAGGGCATTTCTAAGCGTCGGCAAGTTGCGTCCGGCAACGGATCCAAAGGGTCGACGAGGAAACCGGGTCGACGGTAATAACGCGCCAGGTTTCCCCGGCCCATTCAATCGAGTCCCCGGTTTGCGCCTTGGTCGTCGCGAAGAACGCGGTTCCCGAGTGAAAGAGGAACTCGGTTCCGGTCGTCTCGACGAAGCCGCCCGCGGCTAGGTTCTCGGCGGCGTTAGCGTCCGCGACCATCGCGACCAGGGTTGCCGATTCTCCGGACTGTCGGCGGTATAGAACCGACTGACCGCCTTCGTCGGCAATCTCGGCGATATCGTTTTTGAAGTCGTCGTATATTGAGGGCATAGGGTTTGAATAAGGGAGAGGAGGCAAAGCCGTCGTCGGAGGCCGGGGTCGGGAACCGCGTTAATTCGCTTTCGGGTTAGGCTTAGGCCTTGCATAAAAAGAAAGGGAGGCCGGACGGCCTCCCTTCGTTCCCCGGGGATTCCCGCGGCGATTAGGCCGCGGTATCGACGAGGGGAATAATGGCGGACTTATTCGCCAGGGCGACACCGTAGACCCACTCGGCGCGGAGGTAATGCTTGCCGTCCTTCGGATCCCAGAAGGTCGTAACGGCGAAGTTGAAACCGGAGTCCGGCTCGACGGCGACGGCGACATTAGCCGAGGTGTTAAGGGCGACCTCGGGACGGCGGGAGGCGATACCGAACGCGCCGCGGGTAGCGGCGAAACCGTGGAGGGTCTGAGCCGTTTTCCAGAGGGAGGAACCGAGGAGGTTCGTTTCGTAGGTATCGAAACCAGCGAGCTTGCCGACGACACCGGAGCGAATAACGGAAGCGTCGCCGATACTGTATTGCTGGGCGACGGTGTTATCGCCGACCAGGGCGGCGTTCGCGTCGGCGGACAGCCAGAGGGTCCGACCAGCCGGAGCAAACTTCGCCTTGGTCGCCTTCTTAGCGAGAGAGACGGCGTTAGCGCGGGCGAGATTGGCGATACCGGAAACGGTTTCCTTGGTCGCGCCAGCGGTGAGGTTGGCTTCGGTCACGAGGCCGAACAGGTCGGAGAACATCTTTTCGACGACGGCGGTAGCCATCGCGGGAGCGAACTCGCGCTGGACCTTCTGGACCGTGTATTCGATCGCCTCGCCCGGGGTGAGTTCGATCTGAACATAGGTCGACTCGCCCAGGGTAACGGAAACGGCGGTCGAGGCCGCGTTCGCGGAGGTATAACCCGAGGAGTAGGTCGAGGCGGTGAGGCCGGAGACGAAGGACGACTTAACGACCTTGCCGCCGCCGACGATCTCGTTAGAGAAGTCGACAGCAATACCGGATTGAGTGAGGCTCGGAAGGGCGTTCCGGAGCGCGGGAATCATCTCCTGCGCGAGGATATCGGCGGAGAAGTTATTGAGGGAGTTAGCCATAGGTTTTGATTAGGTGAGAGAAAAAGGGTTTAGGAAATTATTTGTCCAGGCCGAGGATTTCGGCGCGGTGCTTTTGGTAAAAGTCGGCCTTAGCGAAAAGGTCGGTCATCGCGAGGAACTCGCGGCGGAGTTCATCGCCGGACTTGGAGGGCTTTTCTTCGGCCTTCGGCGCGGACTCGATTTCGGCGACACCGACCGAGGCGCAAATCGCCGCGGCCTTAACTTCGGCGGTAGCGGCGGAGGCCTTCAACTTCGAAGCTTCGGCGGCGGCGGCGACGACCTTAGCGTTAAGGTCGGCGATCGCGGCGGAGGCCTTGGCAAGTTCGCCGCGCGCTTCGTCGCGTTCGGCGGTAAGGGCGAGAACCGAGGCGGAGGCCGCGTCGCGTTCGATGGAGATCGCGGCGAGGGAGGCCTTAGCCTTTTCGAGTTCGAGTTCGAGGGTCATAGAGATTCCTTTTAAACCGCCCGGACTTTACTCGGTCGCGGGTTCCTCGGGTTCCTCGGAGGGTTCGGAGGCCGGAGCCTGGGCGGGTTCCTCCGCGGGCTTCTCCTCGGCAATCAACTTCCCCTCGGGGATAATCCAAAGCTTACAAATCCCGGCCTCGGCAATCGTGCCGTCAACGATTTCGCAACCGCCCCCGCCGACATAAAAGGGACAGTTAGCGCAAACGATACCCCGGGCCGCGAACGGACTTTCCGGCATATAGTGGGAACCGTTCGGGCCGTCGCCCTGGTCGAACTTCCCGAAGGTTTCGACGAGGCTTTCGAGCGCGCTATAAAGGGCGGTTTGACGGTCGGACAAGGGGACTTCGGGAGTCTCGGTTTCCGTCTCGGTTTCGGTTTCGACCTCGGTTTCGGTTTCGTTCTCCTCGGTCGGCTCCGGCATTTCGACGGCGGCGAGGGCCGTCGAGCTAGGGGAGGCCGTCGGCTTCCCGGCCTTCGGCTCCGTCGCGCCCAGGCGGGCGAGAACTTCGGCGCGGTTGCGGACGAGTCCGGTAACGAAGCCGCGGGCGGCGGCGCGCTTCCCGGTGAAGGTTTGCCCTTCGAGGTCGTCGGGGTTAATCCGCGAACGGACCGCGAGGACATCGGCTTTAAACTCGTTATGAAGGTCAATAACCTCGGCTTGGATCGCGGCGCGCGCGTCGTCGGAAAGGGGGAGTCCGGGGATTTGTCCCTTATATTTGCCGGACTTGATAACCTCGACCGAGATTCCCTTAGCCTTCAATTCCCCGCTTCGGTCCAGGTGAGGGACGAAAACCCCGACGGACCCGATCGCGGGAGCCGAGGCCGTCGTTAGGAACTCGGAGGCCTGGGAGCCGATCCAATAAGCCGCGGAAGCGGCGTTGCCGAAGGCGACGACCTTCTTAGTCTGGTTAATCTCGCGGACGCGCTGGGCGACCTCGGGGACACCGGAAACGGTCCCGCCGGGGGAATTGAAGTCGAGGAGAATCGTTTTAACCGAGGGGTCGGCGGCGAACCGTTCGAGGTCGGTTTCGACCTGGTTAAGGTCGACCGCGCCGAGGAGGGTATCGACCTTGGAAAGGCCTTTGCCGATTGGACCGCGAATCGGGATAATCCCGACCGGGCCGACCTTCTCCGCGATCGGAGCCGAGGCCGAGAGGAGGTCGAGGAGGCCGGAGGCCTGGGCGGATTGCCAACCCCCCGCGCGCTCGATTTGCGCGAGCTTGTCCGCGGCCTCGTCGGTCCAGGTCTTAGCCTGGTCGCCGACGATTAGCGTATAGGGCGCGGACTTAATTTGCGAAAGGTAGGACATAGATAAACGGTTTTTCGGTTTAAAGGGGTTCGTCGGTCGGGGTTTCGGGGACAATCGTTTCGGGGTCGTCGTCGGCGCGGTCGGTCCCCGGGTCGTTTTCCTTCGGGGTTTCCGGCGCGTCGGGGGCGACGGCCTCGCCGGAGATAATCCCCGCCGCGGTATCCGCACCCGCCGAGACGATCGTTTGAAGCGGGTTGTAAATCTTCCATTCCGGAACCCCCCATTTAGCCGCGGCCTTCGTAATCTTCGCCGCGATCTCCCCGCGCTTGTCGAGGTGGCGGTCGAGGTTGCCTCCGGTTTCGGCGAGGTAGTCGGAGAGGAGTCGAGTCCCGGTCGCGAGTTCTTTAAGGTTCGCGTTCGTATCGCGGGCGAAGTCGACCGTTAGAGACTTCGGCGCAATCCAGGCGACGCGGTTCCAATTCTTAACCGGGCGAAGCAAACCCTTATCAATGGCGTTGCCGATAACGAACCCCCAGACCGGGGTCATAAAACGGTGATCGAGGCAAAGGCCGCGGGTAGCGAAACGGCGGGCGGCGCGCTGGACGACGAGCCGGGTCGCGGCTCCGCCCGCGCGGGCCGGGTCGAATAGGAACTCCGCCGGGATACCGGAGCCGGAGAGGGAGGAACGCGTTAGCCAATCCAGGGAGGCGAGGAGATTCGGCGACGGACGGTTCGATTCCAATTGTTTAACCTCCTCCCCAGGCTTGCCGAAAAGGGTGATTCCGCCGGACTCGGAAAGCGCGGCCTTATCGTCGGGGTTCGCCGGGTTCGAGGCGACGGCCCCGCCCGCGGCGAGAATGTCGTCGTCGTCGGCTTGTCCCGAGTCCCGAATAATCATTCGGATAATTTCGCCCGAAATCTTAGCGTTCTTAATCTCCTGCCCGAGAAGCTCGTTAATGTCCTGCAAACCCGAGAGGGCGGTCGAATGGGGAGGGATACCCCGGGAACCCGAGACGGAGTCGGGTTCGAAAATATGAAGGACCGCGTTCGCCGAAATGTCCCTATGTCCCGATTGCGTAAGGATTCGATATTCCAGGGGGCGACCGTAGCGATCGGTTCGGATACCGTCGGGGAATTGGTCCGAGTCCCGCGAGGCTCCGGCCCCGATCCGGTGTCCTTCGAGGATTTGAAGTTTCGGACGGCCTTTCCAATCGGCGACCTTGACGATAAAAACCTCGCCGTCGCGGTCGATTGACCGACAGACGAGGGATTGAAGTTCGATAAGGTTAAAGCGATTCGTTACTTCGGGCCGGGTCGCCCAGGCTTCGAAATAGGCTTCGGCCTCCTCGTTCCAAGCGGCATCGTCCGATTGCGCTTCCGGCATCCGCCCGGTTTCCCCGACGCAATAAGTCGAGAAAGCGTCGACGATTGCGCGCATCGTCCCCGCGTTCTTTTCGAGGGCGCGGGTTTGCCGGACTAGCTCGACGCGTTCCCAGGTCGAGATTTCCTTCCGGGCCTCCGTCGGGGTCGAGTGTTGCATTGACCCGCGGGAATGGGAAACCCCGGCTTGCCAATAATTCCCGCCGGAAACCCCGCCGTTAGCGCGGGGAAGGGGGCGACCGAAAGCGAAGGCGAGTCGGTCAAAGAATGAGAACTTAGGGCGGGCCATAAATTAGCGACCGACGCGGCGACCGAGGAGGGAACCTTGAACGACCCGAACGGCGGAACCGTAGGTCGCGGGGTCCAACTTGCGGAGGGCGAAAACCGCCTCCTCGTAAGCCTCGCGGGGAGTGATCCCGGGGAAGGCCTTGGAGACGGAAGTTCCGGCGGACGACCAGGAAACGACGAGTTGACCCTTTCGAAGGGCGGCAAGCGCGTCGGCCTTAATCGAAAGCAAGGTCGCCTCGTTCTCCGCGGTAAAAAGTCCCTTTGCCATTCTTAACCGCTATCAATCAACCTTCCGATTCCTCGGCATCGGCGGAGGGTTCGGGGTCGGGCGAGGGGGTCGTTTCCTTTTCTCCCTCGGTTGTTTCCGTCGGCTTCGCCTTTTTGCCTGGGCGGTCGACTAGGCGGAGGAGGTAGGCCGGGAGGAGTTGGAGAACTTCACAGTCAAAAAGGTGGTTTGCGCGGTTGCCGATTTGTTCCCAAAGCGGCTTGCCGTCGCGACGGCGGCGGCGGACCTCGGAGGCCATTTGATCCGAGTAATCGTCCCCCGCGTCGGCGGCGAAGGTATGCGTTCCGGTGAGGCGGAGCCGGAAAAGCGCGTCTTTAAAGTTAAGGGTCGAGAAATAATAAAGGCGGACCGTCGACCCGGACGCGACCGGGCGAGGCCGGGAGTAAAACCGAAAGACGGTTTTAAACCCCTTCGGGCTTTTGAGTTTCCAAGGGAACTCCGTCTTAGCCGAACCGCGCGTCGCGATCCAGCCGCCGAACCGACCGCAA